AGTAGGATACATCGTTGGTAATAGAAAAACCAAGGCAGAGGCAAACAGATTGGAAATTGAAAATGTTAAAGAAGTAATATCTGTTTATACAAATGCGATAAATGACTTGAAGGCTGAAGTCAAAGAATTAAAATCACAATTAGAAAAATACCAATCCCATATTGAAAAATTGGAAAAGGAGCTCTATTCTTTTAGAAGTGATATGAACCCTGAACTAAAACGAAACGCATTATGATTGATAATGTAGAAGATATTGAAGTGGGTGAATTGTTTAACCTATCTGTTGAAGACAGGAAAAGGGTAATACAAGCAGGGGTTGATGTATTGTTCCAAGAAATCATCATCACCGCACAGATGACGGATATATTACCATCGCAGTTGTTAAATAACACACTAGCGAATATAGAACAACAAATCAAGTATCACACCGAAAACGACAACTATGAAATGTGTTATTATTTCACAGAAGTATTTTGGGAAGCAAATAAACGATTAGAAGATTTAAGAAAGCAAAACGGAAATGTGTTCTTGTAAGCAGACCCCATTACAGAAGGTAGAAGGAAGGATTGCCAGTCGTGGTTGGGGCAACATAGCAAATAGTGAATTGCGTTTAATAGACCAATTCATATTTAGTAAATTAGGGGTATTACCTTCAACCCAAGAAGAAAGAATTGAAATGTATGGAACAGCCAAATCAAAATGATAAACCAAAAAGCAGACAGGGTAATTATGTCTATTCAAGGGAAGCCAAGAACAGACATTCAACTATCCAAAAGCAGAATTGTATTATCAATAAACTAGCCGAAGGTAAATCGGTAAAACAGGCAACCAAGTTATGCGGCTGTAGTGATGTTTCATACTACAGGTGGAAGAAGTATGACGAAGAGTTTAAGGACAAGATTGAAGAATATTTCCAAATTGAATTAGAACAGGCAGAAGAAATATTAAAACAATCTTTAGCGGAAAATCCAAACCTGCTCCAATTCTTCTTAAAACACAGACACCCCGAATACAAGGTCAAGCAATCAATAGAATTGAACCACACAGGTTTAGACAAAATTGAAGTCCGTGTTATACTACCCGACAATTACCAAGATACTACCCCTGATGAACCTGAAGTTCTTTGATTACTGCTATTGTTAAAAACTGGTTCTACGGGATAGATAAAAAGGAAGGTGTAAAAAACCTTCCTTTTTTTTTGTAATATATTTGGCAGTTTCAATAATTCGCCGTTTCTTTGTGGTATGGAAAACAACACACTTACCCAAATGACTAACGAACAGAAACAGCACATTATGAAAATCGTTGGAAAATACACAGATGGTATTAAATACAATATGGAAATCATCTACAGCGAAGACACTAGTGGTTGGTTGGATATGCCAATTTTCTACGGGGTTGTATCATCTTTGGACGAACAGGAAGAATACTATTACAAGAACATAAACACTATGGAAGATTATTTCAATTTTGTTGAAACCCTTGATGCCGAGTATAACCTTATTGGAATGAAAAAATAATTTTGGCAGTATCAAAATAATCAGTATCTTTGTATTATGAATTACGGACTAATCACTAAAAAAAGGTTTAACACCAACAGAGCAAAAAGTATTATTGCTAATACTTTGACTACAACCAAAACATCTATGGATAATCATAGTGAATTACAGAAAGAATGCCGACACAATATCTATATGGATTTTGGTTGGACTAAAGGTTCTGTTGGTTTCGTAAATGAAAAAATGACTTTTATTATTAGGGAAATGTTGGTAAATATCACAGGTGGAATTGACCCTGAATTACCATTCTAAAATAATTTTACAACATAAATTATTTTCGTATATTTATTAGTATGGGAACAAAAGCGATTTTCAAGATATACAACAACAATAAGTTCGTAATCGGTTCTTGGGTTAAACACGATGGGGGAGTAAATACAACATCTATATTCCCCTACTTCCTGAAGAACCTAAAGTATGATGTGGATAAGAAATCCATTTACGACACAATCAACCAGTTCATCGCCGACAACAACTATGGTGTGATGTTCGGGGATAAGAAGAAACCATTTTCAAGACAGAGAACAGATGAAGGTATGACCGAATGTGAAGTTCTATTTTGGGACATTCCTTTAGGTGAAAAGAAACTGATGAATGAAGGTGTATGGGCTGAATACACTTATGAAGTTCGTTTCAGTAGTGATAAGGTTAAAATCACAATCAACTATAATGGAAACGAAAAGACCTACGAATTAAAGGGGTATTGGAACACCACAACAATCGTTGAAAAACCCCCAATAGAAAGGAAAGAAACAATATGAGAGGCTCAAGCAAACTAACAGAACAACAGGTTCAGGAAATTAAAAGATTATTCGCAACAACTATGATGTGTGATGGCGACATCGCAGAAATGTATGGTGTATCAAGACCGCACATAAACGCAATCCGTAATGGAAAGCATTACCAAGACATTCCAAATCATTTAAGGGGTTTTACGACAACGCACACGATGATTGATGGTTATGACTATTCATCAGGAGTTCGTCCCGTAGAAACGAATTATGATACGAAATATTTGATTATACACTACATCAACGATGAAGTATTCCACGAATGCGGAACATTCTATAATGAAGCACCTGATTACGATACTTTAAGGGATAGACACGACCACTTTGTAAAACGATTTGTAAGGAAATGAAAATACCAAGACAACGAAAGAAGGGACACCAAAGAAGGAAGGATAGAATATACATTATCCTTCAAGCGATAGAATGGTCTATCCAATTACAGAACCAGTTAGGAAATATTATTTTTTATCAAAAATAGTTTGGTGGTGTGAAAACTTATCCGTAATTTTGTATCGTTATGGAAAACAATAAAAAAGTAATAATGACTGAAACCGAATTGTCGGTTATTGGAATGATTTTTCAAGATTACGGAAAGGTAATTGAAGAAACTTATGTTTGGAATGATGAAGAATGGAACGCTTACCAATCCATCGTAAAATACCTAAAAGAAAAACAATATATTTGTGAAATATAATTTGGCAGTATCAAAACTTATCCGTAATTTTGTATCATAATGAAAACGATATTCATAGACTACCCGACCAACTATTCTTTTAAGACAAAGAAAACTTTTGCTTCCAACGAAGAAAGAACCAAATATCTACATCAGGTATTGCGTAGAAATAAGGTTGAAAGTCCCTGCCACGATTATAGTGATTATGTGGTTGAAAGTGCCGATAAGTTAGGTTGTTATGATACTGAATATTGGTGTGTAGGTTCTTAAAAAAAGATTTGGTAGTATAAAAAAGATTTACTAACTTTGTAAGACAAAACAAATAAGATATGGCACAGAATAAAGACAGACAAATCGCATCACAATCAAGTATGAAGTTGGTTCTTGATTGGGCTACTTCCTGTGGGAAGTGTTTAACTATGAAGGAACTAGTGGGAATGTCCGTAGTCCTTGTGGATTACATAGAAAATGGATATTCAGCAGAAATTGGTAAAAGATTGGAAACAATCCAAGACCATATAGACAACAAAGGACTTCCCAAGAAATAATTGTGATTGTCCTATATTGTGAAAGACCCTAACCCGAAAAGGTTAGGGTTTTTTTGTTATGTATCTTTTTACAACATAAACTATATTTATAGTATTCTGGGGGATTACCCCATTTTTCGTATGGAAGTAAAAGTATCAACATTATACTTGGATATAGACAAGGCAGTAAAGGAAGGTAAAAGACATATATTCCTTCGTGGCTCATCTAGAAGTGGTAAGACATATCAAACCATATCTTACTTGATTTTATACATTCTACAGAACCCCAACACAACAATCACGATAGTAAGGGACACACTTGTATCTATCCGTAATTCTGTTCTATTGGATTTTCAGGAAGTAATGAACCAAATGGGTTTATACAACCCTGAACTATTCAACAAAACAGAAGTAATCTACAGGTTTGATAATGGTTCATTAGTAAGGTTCTTGGGGGCAGATGATGGTTCAGGAAAACTTCGTGGTATGAAACAAGACATCGTATTCATCAACGAAATTACATCAGTATCCCAAGATGCGTTTATTCAGTTAGACATAAGAACTAGTAGGTTCATCATCGCAGATTACAACCCATCGGCTAGTGAAGATTGGTTCGTTTATGAATTGGAAGAAAGACCTGAAAACCAACTAATCATTTCAACCTACTTACAAAATCCTTTCCTTGATGAAAGGATTGTAAAATCTATTGAAGGTCTTAAAGATATTGACCCTGAAATGTATGAAGTTTATGCGTTGGGTAAAAAGATTAAACCCCGTGAAACAATCTTTATCAACTGGGAAGTGGTTAAAGAAGCACCAAGATATTCCAAGATGTTAGGTGTAGGAATTGACTGGGGTTATAGTAATGATGAATGTGCGTGTGTGTGGGGACTTATCAACGAGCCTGATAATGTAATCTACCTGAAGGAAGTATTCTACGATAAGGGATTGTCTAGTGATGATATATTATTCAAGATGCGTGATGGTGGATTACAGAAGACCTTTGAGGTCATCGCCGACAGCAGCGAACCCCGTATGATTGATGAATTAAAGAAGGGTGGATATTCAAGAACAAGGGGGGTAAAGAAAGAAGCAGGTTCAG